GGATCTGAGCGCGAGTCCAACAATTCAATCAAGTTCAACGCGACAAGGTTCTTTACCACGCAAGAGCGCGCGGTCACTTCACTTGATTACGCTAACCTCACTAAAGCAAAGTTTCCGCAGCTGCAGTCGGTCATTGCATTTGGTGGCGAAGACTTGACGCCTCCTCAGTACGGTAAAGTCGGCATATCGGTGAAACCCTACGGCGCAGTCGGAAGCATATCACAGAGCCTAAAAAACTCGATTATAACATACTTAAACACAAAGAACATTACCACTCAAGCGGTGATTATAGATCCTGAATACTTCTACCTTAAGATAGACGCGATCGTAAACTACAACACGTCGGCCACTAACATAAGCAGCGCGCAGATCTCATCGTTGATTAGAAACGCGATCATAGGATACGCAAATACGAATCTTGTCGACTTTGGCGACGATATGAGATACTCAAAGCTTATAGCGACTATCGACGCCGCCGAGCCATCAATAATATCAAACGAGACAGAAGTAAAGCTCATAAAGAGGTGGAGTCCAACGGCAGGCGTAAGCACCACTTTGAACTACAGCTTCGACAATCAGCTTTACTCAGAAAGCTTGCTATACTCATTGCCGCAGGGTCACGAGCACGTTCTTTACACATCTAACTTTACTTATACACACACCGACGGTGATGACTACACCGCATACGTTGGAGACGACGGACTTGGTACGCTGAATGTATACACCAATCAAACCACGTCGAGCGGCGTCACGCGAAGCATACTTTCGGCGTCGGTCGGCACTGTCAACTACAACACCGGCGTAGTGAACTTCACAACGAACGTAAAGTCATACTCCGGAAGCTACATCTCAATATACGGTAGGCTTAAGAACAAAGACGTCTATTCGGTGCAGAATAAGTTTCTGCTCGTAGAATCATCGGACGTCACTGTAACACTGGTTCCATTCGTTGGTAACGCCTGATGCTTCCTACAGTCGACCATATATCCAACCTAGTCGAGAACCAGTTTCCAAGCTTCTATAAAGAAGAAGGACCAAAGTTTATTGCTTTCGTGAAAGCTTACTACGAGTGGCTCGAGCAGTCGGGTAAGTCGAACGAAGTCGGAAGAAACTTATTCTCACTCAGGGACATAGATGAGACCACTTCAACATGGCTCGATGAGTTTCGTAAGAAGTATCAATACATACTTCCTAAGAACATTCCCGGTGATTCAAGGTTCTTGCAGAAACACATATTAGATCTGTATCGCGCAAAAGGTTCTGACAACGGTGTAAAGCTTTTTTTTAGGCTTCTATTCAATGAAGATATAGACATATACGTACCATCCTTTGACATCTTAAAACCATCAGATGGAAAGTGGATCGAGCGTAAGTACATTGAGGCTTCATACAGCGACTACAGCCCACAGTTTGAAAATAAGTTTATAACCGGATCACAGTCTGGTGCCACTGCATACGTTGAGTCATACGTAAAGAACTACGACGACGGTAGGATACTTCACCTCTTCTTCTTGAGCGACATACGCGGAACGTTTTTGGTAGGCGAGAGGATAGCATACGATGGTTTAGACTACAACCTTGCGCCTAAGATCCAAGGATCACCTACATCCATCACCGTCACAGGAACAACGCCGAACAATGAGATCGGAGACTTCCTTATTCCATACGCGGCGAATGGAACGGGTAAAGGACTTAAGGTTTTAACGTCGACGGTTAGACTCGCTGGTTCAGCGAACGGCACGATCGACTTTAAGATAGTAAACGGTGGCAGCGGCTACACCAACAGCCCAACGATCAGTATAACGACAGGATCAAATACAAACGGTACCGGTGCTACTTTCACCGGCGTTATACTCAGCAATGTATCAACGTTCAACTACTCGATTAGCTACATTAACAATAGAATAGCTAAAGCCAACACACAGTCGTTCAACGCGAATACTTCAGTGGCCAATGCGACTGAGTACATCTCATTCGCGAACAACAGTTACTCAAACGGTGACTACGTTCAATACTATACGGATACCGGGAACACTGCTTTAAGCGGCTTATCAAACGCCAGCTACTACTTCGTCGTAGGAGCAAATGGTACCGCGCTTCAGTTGACTTCCGGAAACTCAACTACATACAACACGACACCGATAGATATCACGTCAGGTCCGACTGAGTCTGGTCACTACTTGGCCGTCGTGCCAACAGTAAACACGGCTTTGAACGCGGTGACTTATGGACCAACGCTGAACAACGCTTCACTTTCAACGGTTCTAGATGTTGCATTGACGAGTCAAACGATCTCGGTCGGCACTATATCCCAACTTACTGGTATCAACCTTGGAACGGGATACGACGGCTACGTCAACATTCAGGTGACTGAACCCAAGCTCGCGGGATATGGTCTACCCGACAGCAACGGTCAGATCATAGGAAACAACTCCGTCATCACCGGCAACGTCGTTCTTGGCACCGGCTTGGTGCAGAACGTAGTCGTTAAGAACTCCGGCTACGGCTACCACACTTTAGCCGAAGAAATTCTGTTCTATAACTCCACGCAGTCGAACGTTACTCAGCTGACGCAGGGAACCATAAATCTTGGAGCTGTTGGCATAAGCGAAGGTTTCTGGGAAGGTACACAGAGCTTCCTCGACAGCAATAAATACATTCAAGACAGTTACTACTATCAAGAGTATTCGTACGAGATTAAATTTAATAAGTCTATCAATAAATACATTGATATTCTTAAAGAGCTCGTTCACCCTGCCGGCAACAGGGTCTTTGGTAAGACGCTTCTGCTGGCGAAGAACGACGATCAGATGGTCGATATTGTCAACGACATTACAATCTTCAGCGTGTAGCTAGAATGCGGGCCCGTCACTTATGTCTAATATAACAACAAAGTATTTTAGCGAGAAAATATCACGCGCCATCTTAAACGAGATGGCGAACGGTGTCTACTACTACGCCATAGGAAGATGTAGTCCGTGGTCGGATGAAAACAATCCCGACACAGCCTATGAGACTACTCAGTCCATAAATGAATTCAAGAGGGGGTTGGTCGCCGGAAAACGTTTAAAGAGCGGCGACGCCGTCAACTTGATCAACAAGTATGCTTGGGGAAGCGGAAACACATATTCTCAGTACGACGATACTGATACCACTCTGCTCGACAAACAGTTCTATGTAATCAACTCGTCGAACGCAGTCTATAAGTGTTTGTTTAACAACGCCAACACCTCTTCGACTTCTGAACCTACGCTCGTTCAGAACGCGGTGTTTCAAACTGCGGATGGATACGTTTGGAAGTATATGTATACGATGAGTGCGGCGAACGGTGCTAAGTTTGCCACGACGTCCTATATGCCGGTCGAAGCCAATGCAACAGTCAGCACTGCGGCGGTCAACGGATCCATCGACGTCGTCTTCATCACCAACCCAGGTATTGGTTATACGGGATACGTTACTGGATCGATAGCGCAAGTCGTGTCGAATACATTGTTTAGGGTCACCTCGACTTCTGCTCTGTCGGTTGACAGCTTCTACTATAACTCATCGGCTTTCTACATATACAACGGCACGGGTGAAGGTCAGCTTACCAATATATCTAACTACGTCGTTAATGGTTCAGGTAAGTTCGTCTACACCGAAGATGCTTTGAATAGTCCGGTGCTCGACTCAACTTCTGAGTTTAGGATAGCACCGCAGATAAAGATCACCGGCGACGGCTCGGGCGCGAAAGCAATCTGTACTGTCAACGCAACTACATACGCTTTAAACACGATCGATGTTGTCAGTCCAGGAAGCAACTATTCGTACGCGAACGTTGAGATTATAGCCAATCCAACATACGGTTCAAACGCCGTTGCGCGCGCGATCATACCTCCATTCGGTGGCCACGGCTACGACGCAGCGGCGGAGCTCGGCGCGAAAAGGATGGGCTTCTCGGTGTACTTCAACAACAGCGAGAGCAGCTCAATTTCTACAGAAGTAAGCATCAGGCAGGGCGGAATCATAGCCACACCGCAGAAGTACTCAAAGCCGGCTTTCGCCAACGTTAACTTCAACGCGAACACTTCTGTGTCCAATACAAATGATACCATAGCGTTCACCAATGCAAATACCTACTACAGGTACGGTGACAAAGTTCTGTATACTGTCGATGCAGGCAACACGGCAGTTTCTGGTCTTGCAAACAACACCTACTACTACATCGCGGCTGCCAACAGCACGACCATAAAGCTCGCTAGCTCGCTCGACGGGGCCACGATCAACTTAACTTCTGGATCGACCGAGAACGGTCATAGGATTCACACCACCAACACATACTCGACAAACACCTTCAACGCTTTGACTACACTTACCGTTACGACGGGTCTGAATACATTTACAAACAATGAGATCATCACAGGATCAACTTCAGACGCTGAAGCGAGGGTCGGTTTCGCGAACTCAACGGTTCTAAAAGTCAATATGATCAGGGGCAATTTCATAGCCAACAGCACGTACGGTGAAACGATTGTCGGCTCAACGTCAGGTGTTTCAGCAACGATCGACACAAATGGTATAAATAATCCTGACATAGAACCATTCAACTTCAGGGTCTTGCATATAGACAACATTGAATACATCCAGCGCTCGAACACCGACAACGAGCAGGGTTATTTGATAATAACGATTTAAGGACTATCGATGCCTACGCAGCTCAGTAACAACATCTCTACTGTAATAAGCACGACCTATCTCGACGACTTTGCCGAGTCAAGCAGGTACTATAAGATCCTGTTCAGGCCGTCGACCGCTGTGCAGGCTAGGGAGTTGAACCAGATCCAGTCGATCCTTCAGAACCAGATCTCAAAGCTCGGTGACTATAGTTTCAAAGATGGGTCGATCGTCGACGGTGTACATATCACTTATAGGTCAAAGCTTCCTTTCGTCAGGCTCAACGACACCTTCACGACTAACACGTCACAGGTCGTTACTGAGTATAACAATAACTACTCAATCACCAACAGCGCTAACGGCACCATCGCGGTCAAAGCCTACATCGTGTATTCAGCCCGCGGCTACAAGGCAAACTATCCAGACACCAATCGCTGGTATCTCACATACGTTCAGACCGGTAAAGATGGTTCAAACAACGACGTTAATGAGTTTCAGTCAGGCGACACGCTTTATGTTTACGACACCACTCAGACGAAGTCGGCCGCCCTCGACGCCGGCAAACTGATTGATACCATCACGGTCATGACCAGCAACGCGACCGTCAACGCTACGGGTTACGGATACGGCTTGACTGTCTCAGACGGTGTAATCTATCAAAAAGGTTTTTTCTCAACCGTTAACAACCAAACGATCGTCGTTCGCAACTATGATCAAACTGTGAATAACTACGTTGTTGGTTTTGAAACTAATGAGTCAATAGTAACTGAGAATCAAGACTCAACGCTATACGACAACGCGATCGGTTCACCTAACTACAATGCTCCAGGAGCCCATCGCCTCAAGCTTACACCGACTCTGGTCGCAAAGCTTCGCACCGAAGTGTCGAACAACTTCTTCGCGATCGCTGAGTTTGAGAACGCGAACACCATCACACAGAAAGCCACGAACGATCCGACCGCGCAGCTGATGGCTTCCATGGCTAAGCGCACCTACAATGAGTCGGGAGACTACGTTGTTCGTCCGTTCTTCTTAGACTCAGAGGCCGACGCGGCGAACACCTCGGCTTTCTACTACAAGCTTTCACCCGGTCTGGCTTACGTCAAGGGCTACGAGGTCGAGAAGATCTCCGACGTATACGTAAACTCTCCGCGCGCTGTCAACACAAACATCGAGAACAACATCGGCATCACGTGTAACATGGGTAACTACGTGATCGTCGATGAGGTCGAGGGTATATTCAACAACGAGACATTGTCGGAAGTTGCTCTTTATGACACGGCCCAGAACTCATTGTCGGATCGCGAGAACGCAAGCTCATCTCCTTCGGGCTCAATCGTCGGCTACGCGAACGTTCGCGGGATGCAGCACTTCACCGGCACCAAGGGTTTCTATACCACTCAATATGCTCTGTACATCTTCAACATTCGCATGAACTCCGGCAAAAGCTTCGCGAACGATGTCAAGAGCTTCTATCAGAACAGCACAGGTTATGCCAAAGCGGACGTGGTTCTTGAGTCTGGAATCGCAGTTCTTAAAGACTCTACACTCGCTGCTGCGGTCTTCCCAACTGGATTCAATGCGGTTAAGTCACTAGTGGTCAACGGCGCGGCTTCATCCGACACGACTTTCAACTTCCGTCAGATCAGCTCCACTACGATGGCCGCAAACGGTTCGGCCGTGTTTAACCTCGACACCGCTGCACCGGGAGGAACGGAGCGCCTAGGAGTTTCGGTCGGCAACTATACTTCAGCGACTATTCTCAACCAGTTCAACGTAGTCGCCGGAGCCGCGGCTTACTCGTCAAACATCGCGGGATCCGTTTCGATCACTTCGGGCAGTGTCAACGTAACCGGTACATCGACTACGTTCTCAACAGCCATAGCGAACGGCGAGCTTATCAGAGTCGCCAATGCAACCGCGACTGTGTACTACCAAGTCAACCAAGTGGCGAACAACACGTTCATGAACTTGGTCAGCGTTCCGGCTGCAACCTATGCCAGCTACAACGTCGCGCACTACTATCCGGAAGGTCATCACTTCAACTTGACTTCTGTCAACGCGATCGCCGGAGGGATCTCATTCAACATCAATACCGGACTCACTCTTGCTTCGGGATCAATGACGGTGTACGGTTCTTATCCGGTAAGCAAGTCTACCGCCGTTCAAGCTAAGAAAGACGCGAATGAGGGAACTTGGGTAAAGATCGACTGCTCCAACAATGCCGCGACTTCAGTGGGTCCTTGGGACCTTGGATTGACCGACGTCTTCAACATTAAGAACATATACGTCGGAACAACTTACGCGAACACGAATCCTGAGAGGAAGCACTGGTTCTCACTCGACAACGGTCAGCGTGACGACATGTACGATCACGCGACCATATCGATCAAGCCTCAGTACGCAGCAAACATCACAGGTTCTACTAAGCTTCTCATCGAGCTCGATCACTTCACCGCGAATACCTCGGCCGGCGTCGGCTTCTTCACAGTCGATTCATACCCGATCGACGACGCGAATACCGCTAACACGACCGGCATCACAACGGCTCAGATCCCAACGTTCCAATCGAACAAGGGATTCATCGATCTTCGCAACGCAGTCGACTTTCGTCCGGTCAAGTACAACACCGCGACTGTAACAACAACAGTTGGATCAGCCACGATCAACCCAGATGCATCGAACACATCGTTCAACGTGACTTCTACCAATCAGTACATAGCTGAGCCCGACTCAACATTCACGGGCGACTTTGAGTACTACTTGCCTAGGTACGACATCGTGACGATGGACGTTGCAGGTAAAGTCTTGGCTAAAGCCGGTGAGTCGGCTGTGATACCAAAGGTTCCATACATTGAGAACGACGTCATGCCGATCGCAGAGGTCTACGTTCCTCCGTATCCTTCGTTGACCGTAAAAGAAGCTGAGACTTACGGACGCAAAGACATCGCTATGCGCATCACGGTTAAGACGACCAAGCGCTATACGATGAAAGACATCACTCGGTTTGATGAGCGAATCAAGCGCCTTGAGTACTACGTTGTTCTCAACGCCCTTGAGCAGCAGGCGAAGGATATGAACATCCCGTCGGCAGCCGACCCAACGCTGAACAGGTTCAAGAACGGAATCTTTGCCGATCCATTCAACTCGTTCAATAGCTCGGACGTCACGGACATTGAGTTTAAAGCTGCGATTGATCCTCAAGCTACTATGCTTCGACCGTTCTTTAAAGCTTATCCGGTCGACTTCAAATACGACACGGCGAACTCTACGACGGTTCTTACGGGAAGCACGGTCACCGTACCATACTCACACGTTCAATACGTTCGTCAACCCTATGCCACTAAGTATAGGAATTGTACGGAGTCTGAATGGCAGTGGAACGGTAAAGTCGACCTGTATCCATCATACGACTTCTATCGCGATGAGAAGCAGGCGAACAACATCAACGTTAATATTGATACTACAACACCGTGGAAAGACTTCGCCAACTCACCGTTCGGAACTAACTTCGGTGATTGGAGAACTATAGGTACAAGTACAAGAACTTCTGGTGGCAATGGCACTGGTTGGGTTACTACTACAACTACTACTTCAACTACACAGCAGCGTACGGTAAACGAAATTAAAGTTGACACTGTTAATGATTCAGTTGATCTTGGTAACTATGTTTCAGACTTTTCAATCAATCCATACCTTCGCAGCAGGATAGTAGCATTCGTTGCCACGAACCTCAAGCCTAAGACTACCATGCATGTGTTCTTTGACAGTAAGAACGTCGACGCGTACTGCGCGCCAGGAACACTAAGCGGTGTTACGGATCCGTCAGCAGGCAAAGAAGATTCCGTTGTCGCTCAATCGGGAGCCTACGGCACGACTCTTGTCAGCGATGCGGATGGTAAACTCTATGGCTTGTTTAAGATTCCGGAAGGAATGTTTAGGACCGGTGACCGTGTTCTCAGGATAGTAAACGTAAGTGATCTTACGACCGGCGCGGATGCTATCATCACGTCGGCGACAGGAACTTATTCTGGACAGAACATTTCTGTCACCAAGCAGTCGACTACTCTTAATCTTGCACAGCCTAAGCTTAGCTTCAGTTCAAATACTCAAACTCAAACTGTAACTTCTACATCTTCTTCGATGTCTTTCAATGCACCTCGTGAAGGCGGCGGCAATAATAGAAAAGATGATCCTATTGCTCAAACGTTTTCCATAACGCGTCCTGAAGATGGTTCTACCGGTGTTTATGTTACTAAAGTTGGTGTATATTTCTATGCTAAAGATAGCAATCCAAATAATGGTTTGAGCGTTTATATCTGTGAAACTGATAACGGTTGCCCTGATACATCTAAAATTGTTGGTGAAGGGCGTATTCTTTCTGCTAATGTTACGACCAGCGCTACTGGTTCGGTTGAAACGCAAGTATCGCTCGATCAACCAATAATGTTAACCGCAGATCGAGATTATGCTTTCATAGTTAAACCAGATGGAAATTCACCTGAATGGCTTATCTGGACTGCTGAAACCGGCGGTGTCGACGTAAACACAGGCGAAAACGTTTTTAGTAATCCTTACTCAGGTATAATGTTTGTTTCAGCAAACATGAAAGCTTGGACGCCTTTACAAAAAGAAGACATTAAGTTCAACATCTACCGCGCTTCGTTCTCTCTCGGAAGCTACTACGCGTACTTCAACAATGAAGACGATGAGTACATCACGACGGGTGGATTTACCCGTGCTAACTCGTCCGTGGCAGTTGAGATCGGTGACTTGGTGTACAGCGCAAACTCAACCGGTGGACCAAACACCGCGGCGAACGCGGCTTTTGGTAGGGTCCAATACGTCGACGAGTCTAACGGCGTGATCTACATCGATGGATCGACGAACGGTAAGTTCTACGCCGCCAACAACATCAACGTCTATAGGACGCCGGATCCAGCGAACACAAGCTACATCACGAATACCTACTTAGTCGCCAACGCTACGATCAGCACGGTCGACAACCTACAGTACCAAGCGGTTGTTCCTAAGTTCGCCACGATCTCACCGATCTTGACCGACATATCATACGACTTCAAGGGCACCGACGGTTCATACGTCAAAGACACTTCTTACCAGAAAGTCGTCGGCGAGCTTGAGTACGAGTACTTGGATAAGTCTAGGTACGCGGTGAGTAAGTCGAACGAAGTCGCGAGCATGTCGGGAGCCAAGTCTTCGACGTTCCGCGTCACACTTGGAACGTCGACTTCCTACGCCTCGCCGGCCATCGGTCTCGGCAGAAAGTCGTCGCTGTTCGTTAAGAACATTATCAACAACGACGCGACAAATGAGTACACAAGGTACGGCAACGCGAACACCAAGTACGTATCGAAGAAAGTCGTGCTCGCGGACGGGCAGGAAGCCGAAGACCTAAAGATAATGATGACGGCTTATCGTCCGGTCGACACCGACGTCAAGGTGTACGTAAAGTTCTGGAACCCTTCGGACCCTGAAGTCTTTGAGAAGAAGAACTGGACTCTGATGTCGTACCTCAACGACACCGACCTCGTTTACAGCAGCCCGACGGACAGGACGAACTTCTATGAGTATGAGTTCGGTGTACCGTCGACGACGTCTTACACGAACGACGCCTACCTCGACGCGACGAACAGCAGCATCTTGACCTATGTCAACTTGGCAGGCTCTAAGTTCTCAAGCTTCAAGATATTCGCCGTGAAGATCGTTCTACTTTCATCCAACCCCGTGAAGATACCGTTGATCAATGACATCAGAGCCATCGCGCTTCAGGTATAAATATGAATAACGAGAGTCTTAAAAGATCAACGTCGAACCCAAACGCCGTCTTAAACACGGACGGCAACGGGCTCAAAGCTTATCGCGAAGCCCGCGAAAGGGTAAGACAGAGAAACAAAGACTTTGACAACCTTAAGACTGAAGTCGCGGAGCTTAAGTCTATGTTGGGTCAGATACTAGAGAAGTTAGACAGATGACTATAGCCATCGCAAACGTCAACACGACGACCGACTCTTTTGGTCAATGGATCACAAAGACCAACGTCTTAGCAGACGCCATGTCGAACAAAGTCGTGACGACAGACTCCAACACCGCCGTTGGAAACGCTGCGGTGTCATCCGCTTTCTCCGCGAACGCTTTGTTTGCAAATACTCTTTCAGGTGGAAACAACACGGTCGCCGCGGCGCTTACGGTAGCGACCAACACCACTTTCTCCGCCAACGTATCTTTCACGGGATATAGGACCAACTTGGGTCTCGGCGCCAACGTTTCTTTGAACAGCGGCAACAGCACCTTTAGGGTTCTTACCGTCAATTCAGCCGCGTCAAACACGATCGTTGCTACTAAGATCACCACTAACGACTTGTCGGACTTTGCCACATCGGCTATAGGCAACGGTCAGGTCTTGGTATACAGCTCGGCCAACAACTATTGGTACAACACGAACGCATTAAATATAAACACGACGACCGGTATAACCACTTTCTCAGGCAACATCGTGGTTTCTGGCATTCAATATTCCAACGGTCAGTCGTTCAGTTCATTGGTGGTCTACTACGCCAATGGTGTTCAAGCTTTCCCAACGTAAGCATATATTATGGCGACACTGCTTAAACTAAACACTGCCTCCAGTCCAA